TTTAAAGACTTTATTCCACGGAAAGGATTTAAGTGTAGTGAATATTTTTTTAATCAATTATAGTAAAACGAATAAAAATGAATATAGATACAGAATTTAACGTAGGAGATAGTGTATGCTATTTAAGTGGAGACAATATATGTCATACCACCGTCAGCAAAATAACTATTGAAATATCCTATACAGATCGCAGTTTTTAATGGTATACAAACTGTCTGACGGCTTAAGTGTGCCTAGAAACAACTATCCACAATGGGATAAAAGGCTTTTTAGAAACAAAAAGAGTTTAATAAAATATTTATCAGAATCATAACAGTACAAATATGAAAGAATCAGAATATTGTATTGGTGATTTCCTATATGGAATCCCATCAAGTAAAGAATCGGAAATGTATAATCCGACAGATAAAAGAGTTTTCATTTATAACGGGTGTATAACAGGTGACGGTTATGGTATTCTTGTAGGATGGCATGATGGTCAAATTAAAAAGAGTACAGGGTTTAGAAATTTCATGTGGGGAGGTGATGTGCGAAAAGCAACCGAACAAGAAAAGCATGATTTTATGGCTAAATTAATGAATCAAGAAACAATTAATCCATATTGATATTAAAAAGTATATTGGAACAAAACTGAACAGTAATGAATAAGATAGTAATCGAAGTAACCTCTGACGGATGGGAAACAATCGTAACCATTAATGGTAAGGAGTATAAAGAGAAGCATGTTGCAACAGCATTTGGATCTGAAAGTGTTAAAGGTAATTTTGAAAGCGAAGATGATATACCGGAAGAAATATATGACGCTTTAAATTCATCTTTCCCCTTTGAGTGTATGCAGGCATTGTATGCCATTGAGGATTAACGTAAAACTAAAAATGAAATGAAATATCCTAAAGTAAAGAAAAAGAAAAAAAATAAAAGAGATTGTCATAGCTGTATTTTATTTGCTGCTTGCGCAGATAGATATCATAGTAATGCTGTGGACTGCAAAAGGTTTCGATTTTGTTAAATGTGTAAAAGTACATAAAAATGATTAGAGCAAGATTTTTTGTAGAAAAGAAAAAATGTGATGGAGATTATCGTCCATTAATATGGCCCATTCAATACCCATACTGGTGTACAGGTGAGAATGACAGATTTTTTATTTTAGTTGCTTATGTTAATGACATAGATGAACTTATGAATTTATGGCCCGAAGCATCTGATGTTTATATTGAAAAAGTGAATAAGATATTCTTCTCTGATAGGTTCCCGAAACCTGATTGGTATAAAGAGTTAAATCAATAAAAGTAATAATGAGTAAAATGGACGAATCGAAGATATATGTTGCATTTTTAGCTATGATTGAAAATCTTGATAACTACAAGTTTTTCAAGAACGCTGATGGAACTCATGCCATTGACGTAGAAATTAAGGGTTATAAACATAGTTTCAAAGCAGATGATATTTATAATTTAATGAATCTAGTTGGCAACTGGCTATGCAAATTACCTAAAAGCATATGGGTTTAATTTAACTTTTAACCAGAACAAAAATGAACAAAGAAGAATTTCAGACAAAGAAAAATGATATTGATTCAAAAATAAGGGAATTGAAAAATCAGAAAATTCAATTGGAAAAGGAATACATTGAATCCAACCAAGGACTTCCTGTTGGAAGCAAGGTCTGTATAACGGTCCAGGCTCATGAAGGATATATTTTTTGGAACAATGAAAGGATATTGATTCCAGAAGCGAAGAAGTTAGCCTATATTGTAGATTATGAGATTGATGATAACGGAGAGGTTGTTCCCTCTTTAAGACAGTTGGATTACAATGGGGGCATGTCAGCAATACCTTTATATGTTAATTTTAAGAAGACTATAATTGAATTAGTGTAAATCTAGATTAATATGAAACAGACAGTAGAAGAAGTGGCAAGGGGATATTCCAATGATTGCAGAAACAGGCAGCGTCATTGTGAACCATACTGCATTGTTGACTTTATTTCTGGTGCCGAATGGCAGTCAAAGCAATCACCTTGGATAAGCGTTAAGGAATGGTTGCCTGAGCCAAATAAGCTTGTCCTTTGCAGAATGGTATCAAATGGAGCGATTGTTAGTGGCTATATCGTTGTTTCAACCGGGAGATCGCCATACGTTGCGACAGACGGAGGATTTGAATTTGAGGATTGGAACGGCTACGAGTGTGACATGTGGATGCCCATTCCGTCTTTCGATGAGATACTCGAAGCCAACAGGGATGTACTGAAACGGATTAAAGAAAAAGGAGATTGAGATATGGAAGTAAAGAACGGAATAATAATTGATGGAGTGCTGCATGAATCATCAGAAGGATTTTGTAATGAATGTTCCTTATGCCAGGAATGCTCTAATCTTTTAGACGATAACTATTGTGCCTTACTCGATTTGGGAATAGGTCAGTGTTTTGTCAGTCGTGGCAAAATAACAGAGATTAAAATGGAGGAGGAAAAGAAATGAAACAGGTGTTATCAGTTGAACAGATGAAACATTTGCAGAAGATTGGGTTTGATACGAGCGATGGGAGCATGTGTTTCGAGTGGAATGAATCAGATTCAGATAACATGGTTGTAACCTCTCTGGATGCCGATACGAATTACGACCATTGTCGTACAACTTACACCTTGCAGGATATTCTCGATAAGCTGCCTTGCTTCATCGGCAAAGAAGTGCTGACCATGCAAAAATTTGCAGATAGCTATACATGCTTGTATGTGGAATCTTATACTAGGTCTATCGGAAATATCACAGAAAGTAAAGAGCCTATTGATGCAGCCTATGATATGTTGTGCTGGTGCATTGAAAACGGATATGTTAAAGTTGGAAAGGAGGAATAATTATGGGATTTACAACACAGTGTTTTATACACAAGAATACTGCTAATATTAGAAATAGATTAAAAGAACTTGGCTATTATTGTAATCCATATTTAGGTTGGCATAATCTATTTACTTGTGTATTTGGAGTTAATTCGGTTTATTCATTGGACGATTATGATACAAATGGTCTTAAAGAAATAGATGGTCTTATTGATTGCGGAACGAATGAAGATCTTTTCCTGGCTATCGCTGCATTGAGGGATGATACAGACAAGAACCAATGGTTTACGGATGGTGATTTATGGTTTAAATGTGGTGATGAAACTGTTGAATATCATCTTAATCATCTTAATGAATGCGGTAGAAAAATCCACAAAGCTACCGTAGACGAATTGATTGAACACTTTAAAACAAAGGAGGAACAATGAAAGCAAAGTATTTTAAAAAGATAAGAAGCCAAGTAAAGTGGTATAAGGTATCATATAGAGATAGTTTATTTTTTAGTTTTAGCGATGAGAAAGAAATATTGGCTAAATCTCCTGAAAATGCTTGTGTCAGATACCATAAACGTACTGGATGTTTTGTTAACAAATATAATCCCAATAATATTACACAATATAGTGAATCTCTTTCAAGGTTCAAGGTATGTATAGGTAAGAAAGTAATGTATTTCGATTAAATATGAAAGCAAGAATAAAAAGAAAAATTCAAAAAAGACCATTCCTATATAATGTAGGACAAGTTTTTAAGGCTTGTGATTGGATTACTAGTATTCAACGTGGAAATATGGTTTGGCGTAGGTATCGTTCATTTGGTACTATTATTAAATCAGAATATTAAATATGAAAGCAAGAGTAAAATCAACAGGGGTTTTGGTGGATGTAACTCCCCAATTAAACATCAATTCTCAACATAGCAGAGATTATTTATATGTATGTGATAACATGGTATTCAAGGAATGCGAACTTGATTTTTCAGCTATTGACTGGGAACAGCGTAGATACGAACTGGCTAAATCCGCAATGCAAGGGATTTTAAGTGACAATACAGAAGTTGGTTACGCTTGTTCGGAAGCAGATTACAAGAAAGGAGAGAAACATACAATACCTATAAGCATTGCTCGGTTTGCAATTGCTTGTGCTGATGCTTTAATTAACGAGTTAAAATGATAAAAGTATTAAGGAATAAAACTCCTATCGCTCGCAAAGAGCATAGATGTCAATTTTGCGGTGAAGTAATACACGTTGGAGAAAAATACAACAGACAGACCAATGTTTATGACGGTCATGTTTATGACTGGGTATCCCACTGTGAATGTTCCAAGTTAGCCTATGAACTTGATATGTTTGATGATTGTGATGAAGGTCTTGACGGTGATGGGTTTATTGACAACTTGACTCAGTATGTTTATGACAATCATTATGACGATAAAATAGATGATATTGCGAAGGATTGGCAATTACCATGTTATGAATTAGTAAAGAAAGTGTTGAATGAATTAAACAAGAAATAGTTATGACCGAAGAATTTGTAACATTAGAAACAGCGAAATTGCTGAAAGAGAAAGGATTTAATTGGAAGTGTG